CACGCAGACCGCAAACCGCGCCAACAATTTGCCGCATAGCATTTGACGTGCCATAATTCAGGCATTCGTCAACTGGATTATGGAACCGTTTTATGTCACAACACCAAGCCGCACAGGATGTCGTAGTAGCAGGGGCAAAGCTGGCTCCAGCGGCTGCGGTGGTAGCAACGGACGCAGCAGCGCGTCAGTTTCTAGGGGTCGGCTTGCAGGACTGGGTGTATATTTTGACGCTGGCCTATCTGCTTTTTCAGATTGTGGTGATACTGCCCCGCGTCAAGAGTACGATTAAGGGATGGTTTAAGCGTGACGCCAGCTAAGAAAGCCATAGCCGCCGCAAGCGTCGCCGCAGCAATGAGCGTCGTGGCGTACTTCGAGGGATACCGCCCGGTCGCGTACCTGGACCCGGTTTCTATCCCAACGATCTGCTACGGCCACACGGCAACAGCGCGCATCGGTCAGACAAAAACGCAGGCTGAATGCGACGATCTGCTAGAGTCAGATCTTGGTGAGGCGCTGGAGGCGGTTGATCTTCAGTTACCGAATGCACCACCGCTGACCAGAGCAGCCTTTGGCAGCTTTGTCTATAACGTCGGCGCTGGCGCTTTCAACCGGTCAACCCTGCTGCGTAAGGCAAGGGCGGGTGACTGGGTAGGCGCATGCAACGAGCTGCCGCGCTGGGTATATGCAGGCGGTCGCCAGTTGCCCGGCTTAGTGGCGCGCAGACAAGCGGAGCGTGAGCTGTGTTTAAGTGGATTGCAGTAGCATTTGCTATTGGCGCGCTATCTGCCTACCAAGTGCAGGAATGGCGCTATGGTGAGAAGGAAGCCGAGCGGATTATTAATGAGCAGTCCGTAACAATCGAAAAGCAACAGGACGCCCAAGACCTGACAGAGACCGTCGCGGAGACGTCAAATGAAACTATCCAGGCTAACAACACCGCTGCTGCTGATAGCCGCGCTGCAACTGACAGGCTGCTCAACAAGTTACGAGAACAACGGCTTCAAAGCTCCAGCCTTGCTACCAGCCTCACGACAACCAGACAGACCCTTGATATGCGAACAGCAATGCTCGAGAGCTATGTCGAACGCAGCAGAATCCTCGCTGACTACGCTGAATCAGCAAGAGCAGCAGGACTAAGCTGCGAGGCTCAGTATGACGGGCTGGTGAAGATTATTAACGGAGATCAGGAATGAACTGCGACGACTACGAGGGGTTTTGAAATGACCACAGACCAATTCTGCTATTGGCTGCAAGGCTACTTTGAAATGAGCGAAGAGACGCATCTGTCGGCCAATCAGGTCCAGATGATCAAGGACCACTTGCAACTGGTGTTTGAGAAGAAGACACCGACGCGGATTGTGTGCGACAAGCCCACTATGCCGCCGCTTGATCCGTGGCCGCAGCGCCCAAGCTTTCCGTATCCCGGGATTGGAGTGCCGCCGACTGAGCCGACACAGGTAACCTGCTAATGAAAACCTTCCCCCGCCGCCCTGATGGGACGCGAAAGCCGAAGTTTGAGACGGAAGACGAGCTTCTCGAAACGTTCGCTGAGTACAAGCAATGGCTTGCAGGCAACCCGATCAAGGCGTTTGAGAAGACGCACGTCATCCAAGGCGACCTTGTGCCGTCCTATCGCGAGCTGATCCGCTCGCCAACGCAGCAAGGCTGGGCCAACTTTATCGGCGTGACGCCGCAAGGGTGGCGGTTTATGTGCGGCGGCGACAGCGACGAAGACGCCACCGACATGCAGCGCATGTGCAAGCTGGTTGACTGCGCAATCAAGAGCGAGATGATCGAGCTTGCCGCTGCTGAGGCGATTAACCCGGCGTTTGTGGCGCGGCTGGTTGGCCTTGCCGAGAAGACAGACCACACGTCCAGCGATGGGAGTATGACGCCCAAGGAAACCGGCAACGCCGTACTTGAGGCGCTAAGCCGCAAGCATGCCGCTGACAATTGATGAGATAGTCGAATGCCGAACCGACCTGCTGACGTTCGCGCAAGCCATGTTCCGTGCTCGCAAGGGCGCGGAGCTTGTCTATAACTGGCACCAGAAGGCGATATGCGATGCGCTTGAGCGTGTCGTTCTTGGCAAGACTAAGCGCCTGATAATCAACGTCCCGCCGCGATCTGGCAAAACCGAGCTTGCCGTAATCAACTTCATGGCCTGGTGCATGGGCAACTGGCCGGATTCCGAGTTTATCCACGCCTCATACAGCAAGCGGCTTGCCACGACGAACACATGGGCAAGCCGGGCGATTGTCGAGCACGAAACCTTTGCCGAGATATTCGGGCCACCGGAGCTGCGCCGCGACTCAAACGCCAAGGACGAATGGCGCACAGGATCGGGTGGCATTGTTTACGCCACCGGCTCAGAAGGCACGATAACCGGCTACGGCGCTGGCAAGATGCGGCCAACGTTCGGGGGCGCAATCATTATTGACGACCCGCATAAGGCAGGCGAGGCGACAAGCCCGACGATGCGTCAGAACGTGCTCGACTGGTTCAGCACAACAATGGAAAGCCGGAAGAACAGCAACGACACGCCGATCATCGTGATCATGCAGCGGCTGCACGAAGAGGATTTGAGCGGATGGCTGCTGAATGGCGGCAACGGCGAGAAGTGGGAGCATCTGTGCATTCCAGCCGTTACCGATGACGACAAGTCATTTTGGCCCAAGCAGTTTGAGCGCGAAAACCTCAAGCGGATGGAGCTGGCTAATCCGTATGTGTTTGCCGGGCAGTATATGCAGATACCAGCGCCAATTGGTGGCGGCTTGTTCAAGGAAGCATGGTGGCAATACTACACCGCTCCGCCCGCGACCAGATGGCGCGCCATTTACGCAGATACGGCGCAGAAGACCAAGGAAGCCAATGACTACAGCGTGTTCCAGGTTTGGGGCGCTACCGCGTCGGGACAAGCTGTGCTGCTCGACCAGATACGTGGCAAATGGGAGGCGCCGGAATTGTTGACGCAAGCACGAGCGTTCTGGAATAAGCACCGCTCTGTGAAAAACATGGGCGTGCTGCGGTCGTTCAAGATCGAGGATAAGGCTAGCGGCACTGGGCTGATTCAGACGTTGCGAAAGGAAGGGATGCCGGTAGTTCCGATTCCGCGCAGCACGGACAAGCTGACCCGCGCTATGGATGCCGCGCCGCTGGTTCAGTCTGGCAATGTGCTGCTGCCGGAAAATGCGGACTGGCTTTCTGAGTTTCTCGCAGAGGCTGGCGTATTCCCGAACGGCGCGCATGACGACCAGCTCGATCCTATGATGGATGCCGTTGCTGATATCCTTGGCGGCAACACTCATTCAATCCGTGATATGCTATAAAGCAAATCATTATCATTTAACAAGCGGTGCCTTGACATGACAGACAGCCAAAAGCCACGTATCCGTATTCGCTCTGGTGCATCGCTAGACGGACTTGTAAACGTCGTGTCTGGCCTTGGCACTGCGAAAGCGAAGCGTTCTCATAATCAATTCAGCTATTCGATTCTGAACGACTTCGCAAGCCTTGACGCAGCCTATCAAACAAGCTGGCTAGCACGACAGATCGTCGACGTGCCAGCCGAGGACATGACCCGTGAGTGGCGCACTATCAAGAGCGATGACGCGGACGTGATCCGGGCAGAAGAAGATCGTATCGGCCTGCCTGCGATGACGTCAGAGGCAACGAGCTGGGCGCGGCTGTACGGCGGCGCTGGCATCCTCATGTTGACCGATCAGCCACTGGACAAGCCGCTGCGCCTAGACCGGCTCAAGAAAGGCAGCCTGCAACGCCTGATCGTGTTCGACCGATTCGACATGACGCCTTCCGACCTTAATGTCAGCAACATCCTTGCCGCGAACTATTTGCAGCCTGAGTTTTACACCATCGTTGGTGGCGCTCAGCGCGTACACTGGACGCACTTTGCCCGCTTCAACGGGGCCAAGCTGCCGCGCCGCCAACGTACGCAGACTCAGGGATGGGGTGACTCGGAGCTGCGCAAGTGCTTAGAAGACGTGATGGATATCGTCGCCAGCAAGGACGGACTGGCAGAGCTGATGCAGGAAGCAAACGTCGATATCATCAAGCGCGACAACCTGGCGGACGAGCTGGCAAGCGATCAGGATGAGGCGATTACCGCGCGTTACGCGCTGTTTAGTCAGATGAAATCACTGGTCAATCTTGCGCTACTGGACGGCCAAGAGTCCTATGACCGCAAGACGCTAGACCTGTCCGGCGCTGCTCCGGTCCTTGAACTTCTGATGACGTGGATCAGCGGCGCGGCTGACATTCCGGTTACTCGCCTATTCGGAACCAGCGCCAAGGGGTTGAACGCCACTGGCGAAGGCGATTTGCAGAACTACTACAACAGCCTTTCATCCAAGCGGGCCATCCAGATCGAGCCAGGCTTGCGCCAGCTTGACGAGGTTATCGTCCGCTCGGCACTTGGCGCGTTTCCAGAGGACTTTAACTATGTCTGGAACCCGTTACAGATGCTCGACGAGGAAGCTGTAGCGCGTGCAGCCAAGACGCGGGCCGAGACTGATACCATCTACCTCGACATGGGCGCGGTCCGCGTAAGCCAGATCCAGCGCAACCTTCAAGCCGCCGAGCTGTACCAGTTCAGCGATGAGGAGATTGAAGAGCTGGAGCAGAATGAGGAGATGGACTTATTCAATGTCGAGACGGAAGAGCCTGAGCAGGAAGAGAAGCCAGAAGCATGATCGCAATCGGCATCCAGTACAACGCGAAACTCCAGCGCCTGATCAAGCAGGTCAAGCGGGACATTGACGCAACCGTGATGCCGGAGGTGCGCTACTACGCGCCAGAATACACGCAAGACGCGTGGTCAGACGGCATTCAGGCGGCGATTGATGCGCTGCTGGCGCGATGGGGATCGCCTGCCGTTCGGCTTGTGGCTCAGCGTATGGCTGAAGACTTCGTGCGCACGTCGCTGACCAAATCCAGCCGCGACATGAAGCGCACAGCAGGCATTGACGTGTTCACTGGCTCGCAGCAAATGCAGGACTATTTGAAGGCTGCGACTCAGCAAAACGTCAACCTGATTATGTCGATCCCGAACCAGTACATCGACCGCGTGGGCACGATGGTAATGGCCAACATGCGGTCAGGCATGCGCCCGAAGTTTATCGAGAAGGCGCTACAAGACGAGTTTGGAGTCACGCAACGCCGGGCGCGAATGATTGCGCGAGACCAGACCGCGAAGATTCAGGGCGAGCTGGCAGAGAAGCAGCAGACGAGTGCAGGGTTTGAGTATTTCGAGTGGATCGACTCAGACGACAGCAGGGTACGCCATCGACATCGCCAGATTGCCGAGAGGGTGACGGAATACGGAAAAGGCGTTTACCGCTGGGACGACTTGCCGCTGAGTGATTCAGGTGTTCCGATCAAGCCAGGATCTGATTACCAGTGCCGATGCACAAGCCGCCCGGTCAGCGCCCGCGAGGTCGCCAGATTCCAAGCCCGGAACAATAGTTGATAATGCCAATGATAGAGATTATCATGTTCAGTAATGGCACTACAGGCGCGACAGATGAAATGCACAGTATTTGATCGTCATGGATACCGGATTACTCAGCGGGAATACACCGATGAGGGATTTTTGCGCGTACCCGGTCGAGTCGCTCGCACTGGAGTGCAGGAATATCTGGCGCGCGAACTTGGCCTGGACGGCGATCCGATGCGAGTCGTACGCGTTTACAGGCCAGCCGAGGAAGTGTTCAAGCCTGAATCGTTGCAGTCCTATGACTCGGCGGACGTGACCAACACGCACCCGCCGCAGCTTGTGACAGCAGACACATACCGCCAGCACTCTGTTGGTGTAGTGCGTGGAGCGGGGCGGCAAGACGGCGATTTCGTTGTCGTCGATATGATCGTCAAGGATGCGCGCGCCATTAAAGATATTGAGTCTGGCAAGTGCGAACTGTCGGCAGGCTACACCGCCGTTTACGACGAAGAGTCAGGCACTACGCCAGATGGCGAGCCATACGACTACGTGCAGCGTGACATCAAGATCAACCACGTTGCGATTGTAGAAAGAGCAAGGGCGGGCGCTCAAGCTCGCGTTTTTGACCACAACCCCGAGGAAAAGCCCATGACTGTTAAGGTCACGCTGGACTCAGGCCGCTCGGTCGAAGTGCAAGACGAGGCAACCGCTGCCCTGTTGTCTGATGCATTCGAGCGCCTGACCAAACAGGTTGCTGACGCGCAAGCAGAGGCCGACAAAGCCAAAGCCACCGCTGACGCCGCCGCCGAAGAACTGGAACAGGCCCGCAAAGCTGCAAGCGATGAAGCTATCGCCGCGCGTGTTGCCGAGGTCGCCACTGTCACTGATGCCGCGCGCAAGCTCGCAGGCAAAGAGTTCACCTGTGACAGCCTGAACATCGTCGAGATCAAGCGCGCTGCACTGGCTATTGCCCAGCCCAAGCGCGAATGGGCCGACAAGTCCACCGCCTATGTCGAGGCCGCATTCGATATGTGCGCCGAGAAGGTGGAAGACGAGGACATGGAAGAAGGCAAGGAAACCAAGGACGAGCTGGTAAAACAGCTTGCCCAACTGGCGCAGGACGCAGCACGCCAGAAGACCGAAGACGCACCGGCAGTCAGCCACTATGACGCGCTGAAAGCCAATCTCTCAAATGCCCATAAGGGGGTGTAACATGCCCGTACAAGGCGGAAATGCAATTGATCACGGCTTCGCTTATGCGGGTATGGCAGTAGACGGCCAGACCGCTAACGACGTCTCCAAACTCAACACCGGCTCGGTCAACATCCCGTATGGTTACGGCGTTGTATCCGATGGCGATAACGGCGCTGTGCTGCCGACCGCTGCCAGCACAGCTGCTGACTTCGTGGGTATCGTCAAGCGCGAACTGAACCGCGCTTACACTGCCTCCGAGACATTCGGCGCGCAGGTTGACCGCGACATGACCGTTCGCACCGCTGGCGTTATCTACGCCACTGCCCGCGTAGCAGTTGCCAAAGACGATCCGGTTTATCTGGTTGTTGGCGACGGCACTGGCACCAACCAAGGTCAGTTCTCCAACGTTATCGGCGCTACCGCTACGCTGGGTGTTCTGATTCCGGGTGCCAAATGGACTTCTTCGGCTGGTGCCGGCGAACTGGCTAAAATCTCTCTGGTAATCGGGGGCTGATCATGCAACGCAATAAAATCACCGTAGCACTGGACGCTGCCATTGATGCAATGGGCTACCCGAAGGGCCACGAAGTCGTGTTCTCTGACGGCCTGCCGACCATCGACGACGGCATCGCGTTTTACATCTCGCAACTGGCGAACCTTGAAGCCAAGGTTTACCAGTCCAAATACACCAACATCAACTTCGCAGAGCTGGTGCCGGTCAATACCGCCGTGCCTGAGTGGGCCGACAGCTGGGACTACATCAGCTTTGATGCGGTCACCCTTGGCAAGTTTATCGGTTCCAGTGCAGACGACCTGCCGAACGTTGCGCTGAACGCCAACAAGTCGAGCGTGCCGATTGGCTATGCTGGCAACCAGTACGGCTACAGCCTGGACGAGCTGCGCAAGTCTCAGCAGATGCGCATCCCGCTGGATACCACTATGGCGCAAGCTGCCTTCCGTGGCGCGATGGAGCACGCACAGCGCGTAGCCTACTTCGGCGATGCTGGTCGCGGCATGTTCGGCCTGTTCAACAACCCGAACTTGGCTGTTGACAGCTCGACTACCAACTGGAGCACTGCAACCGGCGCTGAGATTGTCGAAGACATGAACAGCCTGCTGGTCAAGGTCTGGGAAGACTCTGCAAACGTGCACGTGCCGAACGTTCTGGTTCTTGACTCCGCTCGCTGGGCGCAGATCAGCTCCAAGCGTATGGATACCGGCACTGATACCACCGTGCTGGAGTTCTTCAAGCGCAACAACCTGTACACCAGCCTGACCGGTGGCGAGCTGCGCGTAGTTCCGCGTCTGCAACTCACCGCTGCCGAGCTGGCGAAAGGTGGCGTCTCCAACGGCGGCAAGGATCGCATGATGGCTTATGAGTTGTCCGAAGAGAACCTTGGCATGGTTAACCCCATCCCGTGGCGTCCTCTGGCTCCTCAGCTCGACGGTCTGAAAGTTAAGGTGCCCTGTGAGTACAAGGTCAGCGGGACCGAGTTCCGCTATGTGTTCTGCGGCGCTTATCGCGATCACCTGTAAGCTGTAGGCAGTAGGTAGTACAAGGAACCCGCTCACAAGGCGGGTTTTTTGTTGTCACGCGCTATGCCATTGGCGCTATACTTAATGCACAGGTCTGGCACATGCCACCAAGCGGCAACGGTTAGCGATCATTCGGCCACCTTCACCGATAGCTCCGCCCGTTAATGTGCAAGCCAAGGTTCTTGTTTCCCTTTCATGCTGGTAGCTGCGCCAGTGGCGACAGAGCAGCACCAACCGCCTACGGGCGGTTTTTTAATGCACTGGCGAACAGAACAAATGTGACGTATTATTGTTTGCATCTGCATCCAATCGGAGGACCGAAAATGCTTCTGCGCAATCATGCCGCACGACTGATCACCATCAACGCACGCAAAGACGGCGTAACCAAGCGCTACGACGTGCTGCCCGGCGACAACCCGGCAACCGAAGTGCCGGACGAATATTGCAAGTCCGACTTTGTGCGCAATCTGATCAACATCGGCCATCTGTCCGTTGTGCCTGCCGAGTTGGCAGAAGAAGCGCCCAAGAAGCGCGGCCGCAAGCCTGCCGAACAAGCCTCGGAAGATACCGAGAAGGCTGACGAGTAATGAGCTGGAAAGGTGATCTCTCACTGGATGCCATGTTTCTTCGTGTTATTCATGGCCTGCGGGCGCTGACCACGCAGAGCTATTACGACTTTCTTCTCGCCATCGAGACGCTGGACGCGCAAGCTCAATTCATTTCGTCCCGCCTGGAGATTTACGAAGGCGGATTGGATCTGCCAAACACCACGGACTATCCCTAATGGTCGATATCACAGCAGAAGTCATCACCGCATTTCGCGACAAGATGAAGGCATTTGGCGACCTAACCAAGTGGCCTGATGATGTCGTCGAGGATGCGCTTTGCGAAGCTGACGCGGAGACTGGCGGCAAGCGATGGGGAGCGTATGAGGACGAATGCCGCAACTTCAAGCAGCGCGGCATGTTCTACTTCGCTGCGCACTGGCTGGCAACGACTTACCTGAATCAGACTGCTGCCGACGAGGCTGCAATCAGCCCAACTGCCCGCCTTAACGTTGCATCCAAATCCGTGGGTGACGAGTCTGTCACATATCGCGTTGGAGCGATTCAGGCGACGGAAGAGGATTGGCTGTCTCTGACCAACTACGGCGTGCAGTTCCTGCGCCTGCGTCGTCGCGCTGGCATGGGGGCGTTGGCGGTATGAGCATCAGCCTCACGGTCGAAGACTTCCAGAAGTTTCAGGACGAGTTGAATCAGGCGTTCGACGAGTTCACCAGCGATGCAGCCGTGACCGTAGGCATTCACGAGGAAGCGGGCAACGTCGAGTCCGACGACCTGACTATGGCCGCGCTTGGTGCCGTGCATGAGTTCGGGGCGACGATCAATCACCCTGGAGGCACGTCATACGGCTATGCGACCAAGGCAGCAGCAGACCGAGACCAAGTGCGCTTCTTAAAGTCTGGCGCTGGGTATATGGAGCTCGGCAAAACAGGCCCGCACATTATCGATATCCCGGCGCGCCCGTGGCTGGTTCCCGGCGTCACCAATGCAACCGAGAAGCTGACGCAGACAGTACAGGACGGGCTAGAAGACGGCCTGTCACTTGAGCAGATCAGCGAGCAGCTTGGCGCTGTAGCCGCTGGCGAGGTTAAAAAGTACATGAC